AATTAAACGTCAGATACAGGGTTGACCCTCCCTACAGAGCCTCACGGTTGAATCGGTTTTTAGCTGTGAATAGTTTGGATACACGATACAGACATTTGTTTAACCGCTAAGTCGCTTTTGCCCTTAGTTCTTGAATTTTACTTTTCGAAGTAAAAGGGTTTATAACATCTTGAATAAAGTTTGTTTTGTTAACAAAAAGAAACAAACACAAGAAAAACTTATTTAATGAAACATCTGGTGAGGCTTGCCGAACCGTAGGGGAAACAATGTGGATATTACCAAAGAATTACCCACTGTCATCGCGTTTTGCGCTGGATATGGTGGAATCGAAAGAGGACTTGACCTTGCCGGGGTTGAACATAGAGTCATCGCTTATGTGGAGATCGAAGCCTTCGCAATTGCGAACCTGGTCAACAAGATGGAAACAGGGCAGCTACGTCCAGCACCTATTTACACGGATCTTAAAACCTTCCCAGCGAAGTTGTTTCGAGGCCGCGTTGACATCATCACTGGCGGTTATCCCTGCCAACCATTTTCAGCAGCAGGAAATCGACTTGGAGCAGATGACCCCAGACACTTGTGGCCGCATATTAGGCGACACATTAAATCAATTAGACCTGTTCGATGCTTCTTTGAAAACGTTGAGGGACACATATCGCTTGGACTCTCCAGCGTCATTAGCGATTTGGAAGAAGATGGTTATAGAACAACGTGGGGAATATTCTCAGCGCGTGAAGTCGGTGCGCCTCACCAGAGAAAGCGAGTCTACATCCTGGCTAACTCCCAGAGTGCTGGAGGTCGAGGAACCATACGACCAGTATCGAGCCAGAATGATAGCGTCGGGCAACCCCAAGAACATAGGAAAGACCAGAGCATCCAACTTGAGTATGCAAGTAAAAATGGAGCCTGTGCAGAATTGGGCAACACCAAACACAATGAACCATCTGACACAACGATCAGAGGAGGCTTTAATTCGCCAGGCAACGACAACACGCAAGGGAAGGACGGCTCCTGCAAACTTGAGGGAGCAAGTGAATCCAAGATCAGTGGAGATTTATCAGGAGGTGAATTGGCCGACCCCAGCGGCAAGGGATTACAAGGGGGCGAACGGCTACCAGGCGACACTCGACAAGATAGAGAGAGGAGAGAGCGCGCAGATGGGTCAGCTACCGAACGCGGTAATGGTTGCAAACAAAGCATCGGGGAAGCTGAACCCCGATTGGGTGGAGGGTTTGATGGGGCTTCCTCTTGGGTGGACGGCTCTTGGGAGCTGGGGATTGACAGAGTGATTTCCGAATGCCCAGACAGAGTTGATCGGGTACGTCAACTTGGCAATGGAGTAGTGCCACAAACAGCAGCAAAAGCATGGGATATACTTAGCAAAAGACTAAACTACAGCCATAGGGGATAAAAAAATGACACAAGAAGAAAGAGTTATTAACTACCTAAAAGACAACTCAAGCATTAACAGCATTCAGGCATTGAACGAGCTTGGCATATTTAGACTTGCATCTAGGGTGAGTAACCTAAAGAAGCAAGGCCATAAGATTACTAGCAGAATGATTCCAGTTACTAACCGATATGGTGAAAAATGCCATGTCTCTGAATACTCGATGGTGGCATTATGAAATGCAAGGGGGACGAAACGTGGGAGCCAAAGGACGAGGATATTATTGTCTGGCAGCGCGACTTCCCGAAGGTTGACATACACCAAGAGCTGAAAAAAATGTCTTCTTGGTGTGAGTTTAACCCGAAGAATAGAAAGACAAAGGGCGGTATGTATAAGTTTGCTAATGGGTGGATTTCAAGGGCTAAAGAGCTAGGAGGCCAAAGCCCAGCGAATATAGGGAAGCAAGCGCAGGTAGCCAAGTTAGACCCAAAGGGCATTAGCGTCCCACAGATAAGCTTGAAAAATATGACGGCTGATATGGAGTTGACGGACATTAGCTGGCTAGACGGTGATGACTACCTGAATGCAAAAGAGCATTATCTTTCTGTTTACGGATTCTATTTCAACGGAGAATTGAGAAATGCGTGAATCAACTTGCAGGGCAAGAAAGGCAGGCAAGCAGCCAACTCACTATGTATTTATTGGCAGCAACGAAGCACTGGTGACTGGGGCAACCTACACGATTCCCGAAATGGCTGCAATTGTTGGCATAAATGACAAAACCATGCATAGCCGAATGCGGGGAAAATGCGAGTTTACAGACAAGGAGGTTAGGCCAAAGAACTCAGACGGCCCAAACTTTAAAAGACCAGGATTATATAACCGCATTGAAACTACAGAAATGAAGCTGTCAGACAAATGGTTAAGGGTGAAGTTATGAGTCAGGGCGATTACGTTAAGATCGGTAGCAAGGTTGACGCAGAGAAGAAAATACCCTTTCTTTTGAAGCGTGTAGATAGCTGGGACTATTCAACTGCCCTAGTAATTAGGTTTGAGCGGTTTGATAACCCACGATCTACCAGTCAGAACGCTTTATTCCACATTTGGTGCAGAGAAATGGCGGCTATCTTTTCTAGTAAGGTGCCGGACGCGTCAGAAGATGGCATGAAGTTTATGATGAAGAGTAAGTTTCTAGGCACCCATACGGTTAATATTGGAAAGCAGACCTATGCTGATCAAATAATGCCGCTACCTAAGAACAAGGGTGAAATGTGTTTCTTTATGGATCAGGTTTATCACTGGGCAGCAGAAAAAGATGTATTATTATCCTTACCGCAGTACAATGAGTACACCGCGTTAAAGCGTAAACAGGAGGAATAGCAATGGCTAAAATAGATCCGGCGATATTATTAGAGTTTGCTACAAGTGACGTTCAAACTGAAACCTGCAAGGCTGTCATGGCTCACGGTTCCAATACTAAGGCAGCAGCAGCGTTAGGTAAGGGGCGTAGAGTTGTTGATAAGATGATGAAGCGCCTGGAGGAAAAGGCAGCATCTAAGGCAGTAGCGCCACATAAAAGCGTAGACCGTGAAACGATGGCCGGATTTGAAGCTAAGAGAGTTTCAACTGCCTACAAAGAAGACGGAACTATTGCGCTTCAGTGGGTTATCCAAGAGCCAGAAAAGCGCGATATGAAGGCTAAGCTTGCCTGTATGATTGAGGGTATGCAAGACGATCTAACCGGCTTTAAAACGGCTGTAAAGGCTCCCAAGAAGGTTAATTCAGACTACCTAGCCATGTATATGATGGGTGACCACCACTTTGGTATGCTGGCCGACTCTGAAGCTAAAATGTCAGGGGATGACGCTGATTGGGACGTTAAGATTGCGACCAGCATATTATTGGATTCAACTAACCGGCTGGCTTCCCGCGTAGGAGATGCAGAGATTGGCGTATTGTTGAACGTAGGCGATTTCTTTCACGCCGATTCTAGCGCCAACACCACTACCAAAGGCACTCCGGTAGATGTGGATACCCGTATAGCAAAGACCTTTAAGCTGGCTGGCAGACTGTTTCAGACGTTAATTAACAAGATGTTAGAAACACACAAAGAAGTAGTGGTTATCAATGTTCGCGGCAACCATGATTCCGATATGGCCTGCCACCTATCAAGCTGCATTGAGCTACTGTACGCCAAAGAAAAGCGCGTAAATGTCTTACAAAATTATTCTAAGTTTATTCATTACCAGTGGCACAACAACCTGTTTGTCTTTCACCACGGCGACAGAATGAAGCACGAACAGATACTTCAGGCCGTTATCAGAAACCTCGATGACGAGTGGAGCCAATCGAAAAACAGATATTGCCACCTTGGTCATATCCACCACCATACCGCCAGAGAGGTAGGGTCTATGCACTTTGAACACTGGGGTAGCCTTACTAGCACCGATCAGTGGCACTCAGACTCAGGTTACGGAGCGGAGCGATCAATGACAGCGGTTGTTTACCACAAAGATACGGGCGAAGATTCCCGCGTAAAGATAAAGGTGGGCTAATGGGTGACGTTGTGCAGTTTCCTCCAAAAAGTATGCCGCTACATCGTCAGTTTTGTGATGATTGTGCGGGTGTTCTTGAGTATTGGCTTGGTGGTGATGATATGGCTTACGGTGTATGCACTGGCTGCATGGATCTTATACCTTCAGAGATTGAATTTAACGAAGAAATGATAGGGGAATAAAGATGGTTGATCCAGACGTTAAAGATTGGGAAAGATTAAGAAAAGAAATACCGGCAGTAGAGTACAGTATTGATAAGGCCATGGCTGAATGCCACAAAAATGCGGAGGATGTGGTAAATCACCCCAGTCATTACGGCAGCGGGGCAGTAGAGTGTATTGAGGCGATTGAATCATCTATGTCCGCGCAAGCCTTTGCCGGCTACCTTAAAGGCAATTGCATGAAATACCTTTGGCGCTATAACCTAAAAGGCAAGCCGGCTGAAGATTTGCACAAGGCACAATGGTATCTAAACAGGCTAATCGATTCGGTGGAATTTGAAGATGGCCATTAAAAGGGACGCGGCCGATAAGTGGTTTAGTGACGTTGTAAGGCAGAGCGCTGGCTATGAGTGCGAACACTGCCACAAGCAAGACGGGCGCATGGAGTGTGCGCACATATTCGGCAGGGCAGCAAAGTCCGTTAGGTGGTCAATGATGAACGCTGTATGCCTTTGCCACTACTGCCATTTAACCTTCACGGCTAACCCCTTAGACTTCACCGCATGGCTTGAACAATACAAAGGTCAGGGGCATCTCGATATACTGAGAGAGAAGTGGCAGGTATTAATGAAAACCAACAAGCTGCTAAGGGCTGAGATCGCCAAGCACTATAGGGAAGAACACAAGAAGATGCTGGCTAGTGAGAGTTATGAGCCAGTCTCATATAATTGATTTTAGGAGAATTGAAAATGATATGTTGCAACAAAGAAATGGTGCCAGTTTTAGACTTTAAGCTATTTGCGCCGAGCCCATACTGCGAAATCTGTTTTGGTAGCGGTAATTTCTATCTGGGGGACGGGGAGGTTGATTCAAGTGGGTGCGATTGCATTAAAGGGTTTGGGGGAAAAAAAATGTTCCTGGAGTGCCGAGTATGCCACCTTAGGGATAATTAATTTAGCCTATATGTAAAATAAGGCTTTACAACGTCAAGTAAAAGGATCATAGTTACACCTCATTCAACGCAGCAGGGGCTACACCATGAAAACTTTAATGGCAAACAAGACTTATATCGGACGCTTCATTTGTAACAGTGACAGCACTTTTGAAGTCAATGTTATCAAGCGCACCGAAAAATCAGTTACATTTTTGCACCCCCATACAGGTGAGAGC